ACAAGTCCTGCTATAGCCATTATGGATATTGGATCAGCCATTCTTATTTCTTACTGACATTTTTATTAAGGTATCTTTGCTGAAACAAACCATTTTGAAGTTCGGCTCGTGTACTGGATGGTTCGTAACTTTGGGTTCTGAGTGGGAGTTTACACGATACATTTTGGAGTGGGTGTAAATTTTGTTCGTATGTTTTCGCTAAAACTTTGTTAAATCGGGAGGTAGATTGTGGACGAAGCATGTCACTCGTTTCAATATATTCAGCTGGAGATCCTTTACCCGCCATATACGGCGCAGTACCGTATAACATAGTATTTGGCCTCGATGAAACGTAGTTTAATGAAGTGGGCTGAGGATACATAAAAACTTCTTCGTTTGCACAAACTGTTGGTACAGCATTATCAGTGACTAATTTGATTCCTGGTTGGAGTTGGTACGCCATTTACTATTACAAAACATTTTGTTTAAGAAAATCGAGTATCGACTAAATATATTTAAAATATGAAATTATGAAGAATGACCAGCTGCTAATCCTGAACCTCTATGCATACCACTTCTCTTATCCCCATTTGGATCTAACCCCGCAAAAGCTTCGAGTTGAACACCTCTCGCGTTTGGATCACATAATCGTGGGTCTTGTCTACAAGTTTTTTGTCCCTGTTCACCATGTATAAATTGGTAATATGGATCATTTCCTAGAGAAGAATTGGCTGTACTTACAAATTGTCTAGAACATGCATTTCTTTGGTATTCTGGTAAAGATGACCTAGATCTAGATGGTCCATATTCTATACCTTTTGTAGCGTAATGGTCGTACGATTTTTTCACCGTTGGATAATAACAAGCACTTGGTCTGTCTGGTCTATCAACAAAATCTGTCATCAAAACATTACCCATTGGGTTATCCTGTGTGGGTAAGGTACATGGTCTTTTTGGACGTTCGTGTGCTGTTTTAGCTAATCCTAATTTTATCATATCTGATTTTTCCATTATATATAAAACACCTAATGCAGTTCCTCCTAATACAAATATACGTATATCACGGTTTATAAGATATATAATACAGGTTGCATAAATAATAAATCTCGCAGTGGCATTAACACGTTCTTCTGGAGTAAGTGTTTGTGAAGGCCAGAATTCTAATACTTTGTCTGTTCGAATGAGTTGTTTTGGATCTTCAAACCAAGAAGTCATTTATATATAGTGAGTTTATTTTTTACCACCTAACATGCCACCTAACATGCCCTGCATGGTTTTCATAAGAGCGGCTTCGTCTAAACCACCTTCACCTTCCGAACCCATTTTATCGGCGCACTCTTTTGCCACACTTTCAATCATGGATAACGTGTCTTCTGGAATTGATTTAATTGTCGTACCTAGCATGTAAAGCGTTTGTACATACTGCCAGATAGCGGTTTTTGTATTCTCTGAACACGTCCCCCAATGTTTTTCTAAATTAACACCTTTCATGAAATCTAAATTCTTAGACTCTTTTATGAAAAAAGAATCGTCTTTCTTTGAAATTTTTTCTGCATATGGTGTTACACCGGACATGAAACCGTCTACTACTAATCTCGGGTTAGTTTCTTTCATTAAATCAAATGCAGATAAACACTTTTTTAATCCCTTTTCCTCTGGGAATGTCCTGTGTAATTCAGTAAGAAATTGACCCATCATTTCATTAAATGCGGAAACTGATGTCATTGTTGTATATTATATACATAATACTAATAATATCTTTAAGTTTACACACTAAAACGGTTCTGAACTAATACTTTCTTTCTTACCCAAACCGTTTGAAACGATAATAAATACTAAAATTGCAACAAGTGCGGATGGTTTTGTGTACGAGCTCAACTCGATTTTACCTTCATTGTTAAGTTTGGACTTAAAGTGTATATAGCCTGCAGTTATACATCCAGCAATTAAACCCGCCCAAGCTGGATCTCTTAAATAATCTTCAAACTCCATTTATTTATACATGATGTTTTTTTGACGAGATTCGGCAGCGTCTGGAAAAAATACATCGTCAGATTCGCCATGTTCGTTATCCATATTCTGTCGTGCCTGAGGAGCCGTATTTATAGTTTTGAATTCGTTGTTCATGAAAGAGTTTGTAGGTTCTCCTCTCATATAAGGTTCTTCTCCCATAGAAGGTTCTCCCTCCATAGAAGGTTCTCCCTCCATAGAAGGTTCTCCATCCATAGAAGGTTCTCCATCCATAGAAGGTTCTCCCTCCATAGAAGGTTCTTCGTTTAATTCCGGATTAAATGGGTCTTGTGAAACTTCTTCACCACCTTCTTCTATAAGCTCTGGGTCTTCCGAATCAGTTATCTCCGCGTCTCTTAAATCAAGGTCTTGACCTTCTTGAGACTGTGACATATAGGTTTGTAATATTTGCTGAACAGGTATGAGTTCTTTTACCGCATTTTCAACACATATAGAAAATCTTTCGAATAATTTATCGTTTCGAGCATATTCATTTTGTGTTTCGTGGTATAGATAAGGATCGTTATACAGAGATTCTGCGACTTTATTATGACACATTTGTATAAAAACTTCATTGGTTGGAAGTTTAAGGGAAATTTTTTTATTATCTTTACTCAAACGAACAGCTGATAATATTTTGACACAACTTACGAAAACGGCCGCTAATAAATCATTAAACCACGCACACCTATTCGCTATATTATCAGAGTGTTGTTTAGACATTGCATCACTCCAGTTAGGAACTTCCTTTAAAAGTTTTTGGTACATAATAAGTACTTTTCTTCCTTTAGAGAGTTTGTATGCTTCTTCATACATTTCATCAAAAGTCTCGATCATAACTGGACACATCAATAAACAAAGTTGACCGAGATATTCTCTTTTAGCTTCAACTAATATGTTAAGGTTATCCATTTATGATAAAGTGGGTTTTTTTATGAGACGTTATTATCGCGCCCCCTGTATTTATTTGCAGTCTTTTTCAAGTTCACAAGTGTTGGAAAATCGTCAAAATCTTCTTCTGGTTTTTCCTCAATACGCTTTTCAACTTTTTTAGCCCGCCAAGATATACATATTTCAAATTCACCTACAACTTGAACCATAAATCCACTAATTTTAAATTGTCTTATTAAATAATCATTAGCTTTTCGCCTGTCGAAATGTGGGTACCCCATAACAAACGATGGTATTTGAACGAATACATATTTATTACCGATTTCTACGGATTTGCGTATTTTTTTAGATATCTGTTCATATAATTTTACATATGTCTCCTTTTTTAGTCGTTTACGTTTATCAGCTATCTTAGATATTTCATCTATAGTGATCATCTATGTTACTATTGGAACATTTTTAGGTTTACCATACGCATCTTGATAATTTTGTATTTCCTTTTCAACGAGTAAATTAGTATTGTTTTTTATGTAAGATATTTCACTTTCTCTTATAAGTGAATAATCTTCAAACTCTCTTGGTGGTATATTATTAGTAAAAATACCTTCATTATCAGGTTTCTTTATATGAATAGGTTGTGTCTGTAAACTTAATATAACAACCGATGGTTTTTCGTTAACTAATTCCTTTTTCATATTTTTGAACTGGTTATATTTTCTCTTGAATTTTCTTAAACGAGCATCTTCAATTTCTGTTCTTAATGTTTTATTTTCCATTTTTTCTATAACTTTAATTAAATCCTTCTCCATTTCTACATCATTTTGATCATCTAGTTCATTAATATCATACCGTGGTCCCATATTTATAATACGTATAACAGCAGAAACGGCAAATCCAAAATCAAAACCACCTTTTCCGTACTTGACTACCATAAACATACACTTACAAACTTTACCCGGGTTTTCAGTATCTTTGTTTTCGTATATTTCGGCTTTTATAGTTTCTATTATATATGTACATAAACCAGTTCTCTTTGAAATTTGTTCATTTGTTCTTAGTATAATTTCCTGTATAAGATCGTGTGTAATAGACAAATCACTTTCTTCGTATCCGGATAAGTCTATATCTTCATCATTTAATTCGTCAGGTGGTGTATTAGTGAACTTCTCTGTCCTGGTTAGTGAATATATCACAAATAATGTCAACAGTATTATAACTATTTTGTTCATCTTATTATTAAATTTTATTTTATTTTATATGTGAAATTATTGCGAAATTATTATAAGTTAATACTTTAAATGTCTCTTTTAATATACAGCCCTCAATGTAGTCATAGTTTAGATATAATTAATTATATAAATAAAAATGATAATTTAAAACAAATTGTTAGTTATCATAATATTAATAAATTGGGAATACCTCCTCAATACAAAAGTAAACTCAGTAGAGTACCTACAATGCTCACTAAAAATGGAAAACTACTTGTTGGTAACGAAATAAAAAACTGGCTCGAGTCTCTTTTACCAATTAAGGAAGTAGAAATGGCGGGTTTTGGTACGTGTGCTATGACAACTTTAGAAGGTGAAAGTACAGATGATATGTTTGGTATAGACGATTATGGTATTTCTTTACAACCTCCTATGACGACTGAACTTGAAGAAAAAATAAGTAGAAGTGTAAACGATGCGTATACTGAACAAAATAAACAATAATTAAAGATTTAATACAATTTATTATAAATGAAGTTAGCTACAGTACAAGCTTCAGCTATAAAATCGACTTTTGAAGTTCTTAAGGATATATTAAACGATGTTAATATATATTTTAAACCAGATGGTATGTATATAGTAACTTTAGATACAGCACGGACATCACTTGTAGATATGTATCTAGCATCGGATAACTTTGAAGAGTATAACTGTGAATCTGAAATAATAGCCGGTATAAATGTTTCAAATACGTTTAAACTTCTCAAATCTATATCAAATAGTGATGTTCTTATTATTAATATAGACACAAAAGAATATATGAATATAGAAATATTTAGCGAAATCAAAAAGACATCTACAAAGTTTGATCTAAAGTTACTCGATATAAACGAAAATCAAATTGAAGTACCTAAAATGAAAATGACAACTATAACTCCGATGTTATCTGCAGATTTCCAAAGAATATGTAGAGATATGTATAATATTGGTAATGATATAGAAATAACAAGGGAGGATAAAAAACTAAAACTTTATTGTTCAGGTGACTTTGCAAATCAGGAAACTATTATAGAATGTATCGATCAAAGTCCGAAAATATCTGGTATATATTCCCTTAGATACATGAACATATTTACTAAAGCTACAAGTATGTGTTCAAATGTTCAGATAATGCAAGAGGACCAAAATAGGTTTCTTATACTAAAATATAACGTTGCTAATTTAGGAGAATTAAATTTTTATTTAGCGACTAAGGTATCCGAAGATCTGTGATATAACATTTAACGGTACTCACTTTCTTAACCATACCTATAGCATTTTTTAACTTAATATTTGGGTATTCTAATTCAAGTGTCTCATCGTCATAATATAACATGTCACTTATTTTTACATTTTCACCGTGAAAATTACCTCTAGGACCCGCGTATCTCTTTATTTTGTTAAGTAAATCCTTTACAGGTTTATCATCCGAATCAAGCAAAATTGCACTTACGATTGGTATGTTAAATATAATACCATTGTCACTTTCGGGTGGCCATTTGTGTACCAAATCATTTACCAAGTATTTGTACATTTTATCGTTATACCAATATTTAATACGTAAAATAATATGAGTTACGTTCTTTGGAACTATAGAATTATTATAATCTATACCGTTTAAATTTTTATAAAAATTCTCAGTTTCTCCATCCCATTCATCACATTCATCTTCCCAAAAATCATCGAGTTCTTCTGGTATTATATCGTTATCAATTGTATACTCCATAGACTGGTCAATTATTTTATAATCTGGTTTAGACACTACGTATTTAATTTTATCATACATCCAAATTATAACGTCACTTAAAAGTTTAAGAAACATTATAATTAGTTATTATATGGAAGGTAATTTTTTAAGCCGATATAACAACAAGCTTGATTTTTGGAAAAATAAAATAGAAGGTGACCCTGATAATAAATGTAAATATGAAACTGATATGTCTAATTACATAATGAAATGTTTACCTTACATGAATCAATATGTAGATAATATAGAAAAGGATGTATCAACTGATAATATTTTCAATTGTAAAGAAACTAGTGGTTTACAGAGAAAGGATATATTTACGGACTATCTCGTTGAAGTCGAAAATATAAATGTAGAACGACCCATAGTTAAAATTCCAGAAAAGTGTAAGACCTGTGTTGATAGCATTTTATTTCATTTTACAAATACAGGTGATCTTGTATGTCAAGGTTGTGGTTTTATAATATCGACTCTAATCAGTGAAGAATTAACTTATCGAGAAGAACAGGAAACTTCGGAAAAGATAGTGAATTATTCATATAAACGTGAAAATCATTTTAACGAATGGTTATCACAGTTTCAAGCACAAGAAACTACTAATATACCTTTAGAAGTTATAGATCAATTACAAAATGAATTGAAGAAAATTAAAATTAAAAAGGTAGAAGAAATAACACATGCGCGAGTTAGGAGTTTGTTAAAAAAATTGAAACTTAACAAATATTATGAACACGTTCCGTATATTACAAATATAATTAGTGGTATATCACCGCCAAAAATGTCACAAGAACTCGAAGAGCGGTTACGTATTATGTTCAAAGATATACAAAAACCCTTCGATGACAATTGTCCAAGCGAGCGTAAAAACTTTTTGAGTTACTCGTACGTATTATACAAATTCTGTGAACTTCTAAGTGAAGATAAGTATCTTAAATATTTCCCTCTACTCAAATCAAAGGAAAAGTTGTATCACCAGGATCTTATATGGAATAAGATATGTAAAACTCTACAATGGGAATATATAGCGACCATATAAAAATAATAGTAT